ACGCGAAGGAGCTTGTGACGAAACAGGTAAACCTTTGTATTACGATGAGGTTCAGACCAACGAGGTTATAGGTTTGAAAGCTACCTATAATAATCGTGTTTTTACTTTCCCAATCTCACTTTGCCGAGAGTTTTCCGGTTACTTCAAAGGAGCATTAACCCAACAAAGGGTAGAAGCGATTCTTCCAACCGCATACGGCAATGTTTTGGTTTATGGGGTAATTGACGAGCTGATGCCGGCCAGCGTCCACGACATCAAAACAACTGGAAGCTATACTGTAGGGAAGTTCAAAGACCATCACCAACATTTGGTTTATCCATACGCTTTGATGAAGAACGGTTCGGATGTGCGGACATTTGAGTACAACATTGTAGAGTTCAACAAAGGCGGTTATGTGATAGATACCTATACAGAAACATACGTTTTCAATCCTGAACGTGATATTCCCATTCTTACTAATCATTGTGAGGAGTTTATCCGGTTCTTGGAAGAAAACAGAGAATTGATAACTGACACTAAAATCTTTGGAAATGAATGATGGAGTTTATTTTGGCGAAAATGGTAACGAGGTAATCGTAATCAATGGATTTGAATACTCACGAGAAGAATTTGATTCCCTTGTGGATATGTGTGGAGATTGCAATATGTAATAACAAAAGAAAGAAATGAGTAAAACAACAATTTATTATCTATTCCTAATAGCAATGTATATGCTGCTAGGATAGATGGAAAGGAGAAATATGGATAAAGATAAATTCAACAAAGCAATAGAAATCAACAATAAAATAGAGGAATACAAAGATCATAAGATGGCACTTGAAAATTCTAACATAAAATATGGTGGTGGATTGATATTTACATACAACAGAATGCACAATGATGTACCATTAAAGGAAGAAATTTTTGGTAAGAATTTCCTTCAGTGCTATATGTATGCTTTGGATAGTAAGATAAAAGAATTACAAAAAGAGTTTGACGAATTATGAAAAAAGATATGAAACAGACAGTAGAAGAAGCGGCAAGAGAGCACCAAACGCATTTTGAAATATGTGATGCCGAAGGTACAATAAATGGATTTATTAATGGAGTGCATAAACAGATTTATGAATCTTTTATTTCTGGTGCCGAATGGCAGTCAAAGCAATCACCGTGGATAAGCGTTAAGGAACGGTTGCCGGAAAATAACACAGTGGTTCTAACAAGAGGGGCTTATGGCTTCCTTATTTGCCAGCTTTCAACTTTGGGCGAATGGGAGACGGGAGCAAACGTGAATGAAGAAAGATTAGGTATAACCCATTGGATGTCCATCCCTTCTTTTGACGAGATACTCGAAGCCAACAGAGATGTACTTGAACGGATTAAAGATTAAGGAGATTAATATGGCAATAAAGGTTACTAAAGAAGCTAATAAGAAAAAACCGATTTACTTCCAGCGTTGTGACATATGTGGCTGTGAATTTGAATTTGAGAAATCGGATATACACAGTGAGTTTTTTGACCAGAGAGAAGGATATAATATAATATTTATTCCATGCCCTTCTTGTAGTAGTATTACTGGAGTTAAAGAAAAGATAATACGTTATGAGTAAAGTAATTGCTGGATATTATAACTCTGATGAACGTTTTATTAATCGTGGTAAAGTAACTGATATTAAGATAGATAAGGAGGAATAACTATGGGATTTACAACACCGTGTTTCATACGCAAGAGTACCTATAAACTTAGAAAGAAATTAGATGAGTTAGGATATAGATTGTTTGGGGCGGAACTTAACGAAGATTTATGTATTTTCACCTCGCCCGAATGTGGACTATATAATATTGAGTTTTTTAACAACATTCCACATCCTGACGAAACCGATAGTGTTGATTGCGGAACGAATGAGGAACTTTTTCTGGCTATAGCTGCATTAAAGGATAATACAGACAACAATCAATTATTCACTAATGGTAAGGGCGATTGGGGTATATACCGGGATGGCTCTGATGGAGGTTTATCTGGAATGGATTTCTATGGGATGCCTAATGATTTTAACTTACCATATTATCACAAGGCTACCGTAGACGAACTGATTGAACACTTTAAAGGAAAGGAGAACCAACCATGACCGAAGAACTTGTAACATTGGAAACAGCAAAGATGCTGAAAGAGAAAGGGTTTAATTGGAAGTGTGAACACACAATAAGTTGCGATAATATTATTAGAAGATACGACATTCCGCAAAGTATGTCATGTTGTACGGAAATAGATAACGAACCAGTTGAATTTTTGTGTCCAGTGTTGTATGTTGCCCAAAAGTGGCTTCGTGAAACTAAGAACCTGCATATCGAAATATCCTATATGTATGGAAATTATTGGACGTATGATATACTGACAATTCCGAGGCATGACTTGATAGGATTGTCTGACAGACCTATTGTCCGTTATAATATCTACGAAGAAGCACTTGAAGCAGGATTACAGGAAGCTTTAAAACTTATATGATTATGAAAACAATATTATTTACAATTATATTTATTATCGCCCTATATGGGTTGGAGATCTCACAATTACATTTAAGCCGTTTTCTATCTCACTACCTGGCTGGTATAAGCCTGTAGGTATCCTTCTATTTTTTCTGTCAATGGCGGTATATACTATAGGGGAATATACTAAAGGCTATAAACAGGGTTTCGATGATGGGATAAAGGAATGTGTTGAAATACTTAAAAAGAAAAATCCATGAGCAAACTATATAAAGTAACCATTTTCGGGGAATCATTCTTAATCGGGTGGTTCCCTTTTTCTTCACGCTGGTATAACAAGCTAAAGATAATCAAATGATAGTACGTCATTTTATAAGAGTTCCGGTTGGAAGTACTGTCTATTGCGACAATCAGCCGGTTAAAATACTAGAGAAAGGATATGCCCTTGCTCTATGTGATGTCAATGGGAAACGGGTATATATCACCTGCTATGATTTGGAAAAGAAACCATTCGTCAGCACGAATGGGGAAAAATGAAAAAGAGCCAACCCACGCACGACCATGAATCAGCTCTTCCTTACACGATTATGATGCAAATATACTATTTACTTTTAAAATAATCGTGTTATGGAACTGGATTTTAACAAAATAATTCGCCTTAAAAAGATTAGAATTGAGAAATCAGAACTTTCAGAAGAAGAAAATACCTTAGCTTCACCGATTTTGAGAGATAAAAGCCTTATTAGGGATATCTATAAAATCTTCGTTGAGCTATTGAATAGCAGAAGTCTTCCCCCTTGTATTGATAGTGTTACCCAGCGGAAGAAGTTCATCTTCATTATCCTGTACCTGTTTTCTCCAAGTTCGCTTGCCGGTGGGAAAATGACAGCTGGGTTACGCGAAGAGATGTCAAGGGTACTTGGGGTTCAGTCCAAGAGTACAATTTCCGACAACTGCGCTGATGTCGTGTTTCTCTATCAGAACTATGGGGATTTCAGCGGGGATATAGAGTATCTTTATACCGAAATCGTAAATCGGTTAAGAATCAAAGGGCTAATCAATTAATGAGCCGGAGTTTAGTGCTCCGGCTTTTGTTATGTGTACACGGTGTTAAAAGTAACAAATATGTTATTTCTTTCTTCATCTTTGCTTGTTTTATTGTAACAAATATGTTACTTTTGTAGTGTCAATTAAAAATGTTCTTTGATTTTATGAAGTATTCAGAGTTTTACAAATTGATTGAATCAGCTGGCTGGACAATCAAAAAGGGAAAGAAACATTATAAATATGTTCATCCCGACTTTGACTACTTTATTCCTGTTGGCAGACATCAGTCTCAAGAGATACCCAATGGTACTCTTGACAGTATGTTGAAAAAGGCAGGGTTAAAGAAGTGAAAGGACTGCACCCACTTCGGTGGGTGCTTTAATTGACGAATTTAAAATACACGATTATGAAGAAGATTAAGGCAATTATTGAAAAGGCGAATGATGGGGGTATTTCCGTATATTCGGAGGATGTGAACGGAGCGTACGGTTTTGGGCTTACAGAGCAGGAAGCGAAAGATGATTTTATGTCCGTACTTGAAGAGCAGGCTGAATATTATAAAGAAAAACATGGAGACTTTCCTGTGTGGTATAAGTCTGGGTATTCTGTTGATTACGTATATGATTTAAGCGGATTCTTCGAGGCATTTCCTTTCATAAATGCCAGTAAGTTTGCAAAGGAAATTGGCATGAATGAATCTGTCATGCGGAAATATAAGGGAAAGATTGTAACTGCTTCCGATAAACAAAGAGCTCTTATACAAGAGAGATATAATAATCTTCTCAGAAGAATGGAAGCTGTCAGATTCTGATATTCTAGCCGTGAGGCTCTGATATAAAATCAAGAACTAATTGACAACAGAAGGCGCATCATTTTGGTGCGCTTTTATTGCTTTTAATGAGGTTATCAATGAGTAAGCCGGAGTTTAATGCTCTGGCTTTACTTTTAATCTTTCACATATTTTTGGTAATACTCTCTTGTATTACTTGTTGGTAAAACAAGTGGAATGGAAAACTTTATTTTACTAACACTTTCATTTTGTATTGCATTTTCTGACGAAGTACCAACATTTATAATTTTGGCGATTCCTATTCCTGATTTATTACCTTCTTTTTCGGTAACGGAAATAGCTATGTCCATCTCTATATTTTGTACTTTGGTCTTTCGGTTATAATATTCATAATGAGATTCATTGTCAATATAATATTCTCCTTTTTCAGATTGAATATCATCGGGACAAATTAGGACATGTTTATCTTTGTATTTTTCTTGTGTTTCTGAAACAGCATCTATTATTTGACTAAGTGTTTCTTTTATAAAGTCTTTTAGTTCCATATTTTTTTATTTATAGTATTCTTTCCCTCGTATATTCTTGTGTTCCGGCATATGTGGTTCTCCGTCAAAATGTATTTTACCTCCACAGTGGGGGCAGGTGATGGTGTTGGCATCATCTTTTATATCCATATCATCAACAAAGAAGTCACCAACCTTGCATCCAATAACATCTGCTATCTTCTGTAATGTTCCTACTGTTGGATTTCTACTAAGGTTTTGGGCAAGTGTAACCCTTGTTATACCCATTTTTTTTGCAACGGATTCCATTGTGAAGCCTTTCTGCTTGATTATTGTCTTTACTTCCATGTGTGTATGATTTTAATCAGATGCAAATATAGGGGTAAAAATCGAATAAACAAATTAAATCAGCTTGTTTTGATTGAATATAGTCATTTGTATTAAAATATATTTAGATTATAATCATACTTATGCTGTTTTGTTAATATATGATAATAATCATACAAATAGTATATTTATTTATTGTATGTATGATTTTAATCATTACATTTGCATCATCAGAAACGAAGTAATAACAATTAAAAGATATACGATTATGACAACAAAGAATATCATCAGAGAAGTAAGTTACAAAGGTCACATAATAACAGTGTTTGAAGATGGCTTTCATCAAGAATTTGTAATCATAGATAATGACGAATCAAAGCTGTATGATAGCATTGCAGATGCAAAGAGAGTTATTAGAGGCGAGCAACCTTATTACGAAATAAACTGAGTTTAACCAGCAGGGCGAAAGCCCTGCGCAATATAGAAGGATATGAAAGAAAATATATTTTTAAAAGCAGTTATAGAAAAACCGTTATTGAATAATGAACCAGAAGTTTTACACCTT